ATCCCACATAAAGATAGCGTTGTCACCTGTTGAACCTCGTTCAATAACAATACCACTGTCGTTAGCGTTAGATGTTGCACCGTTGTTAAGTTCAATAAGGTTATCTGCCACTACCATATTAGTTGTAGCAACTGTAGTAGTTGTGCCGTTAACAGTAAAATCACCTGTTACTGTAACATTGTCGCCAAAAGTAGTTTCAGAAGTAGTGTGACCAATAGATACAGGTACACCAGAAGTTGCAGTACCTATAGTAATACCATTTGTTGTATTAGAGTTATCAATGTTTAATGTTGATGTACTGTCTAACGATATGTTAGATCCATCAACGACAAGTGTACCATCTATATCTGTGTTATCTAAGTTAGTAGTACCGTCTACGTCTAAGTCACCATTAAAGTCTACATTTCCAGCGACTGCTAAAGTTGTAGCCATATCTACCGCACCGTCAATGTCTACTACATCAAGATTTGTTGTACCGTCTACATCTACGTTGCCAGATATATCTAATTCTGTGCCTACTAGTTTTTGTGTAAGTGTTACTACACCATCACTTGCAATAGCGATTGCATCTGTATCTCCAACAGAACCAATCTGTCCAGCATTAGCAATAGTAATACCACCACTATGAATATCTCTACCAGTAAAGGTTGCTACACCATCTACTTGCAAAGTAGAAGCCATGTCTACTGCACCATCAATGTCAACAACATCTAAGTTAGTAGTACCATCAATATCTATATCACCTGATATGTCTAAAGACGCACCAGTTAAAACTCCAGCTACAGCTAGTGTACTAGCCATATCTACAGCACCATCAATGTCTACAACATCTAAGTTAGTAGTGCCATCTACATCTAAGTCACCATTAAAGTCTACGTTACCTGCTACAGCTAGTGTACTAGCCATATCAACTGCACCATCTATGTCTACTACATCTAAATTAGTAGTACCATCTACATCAATATCGCCAGAAATGTCTAATGAAGCTGCTGCAACCTGACCTGTAACTGTAGCACTATCTATGTAAACATCTTTAAAACGTAAGCTAGTTGTACCTAAGTCTACATCTGAGTCAGTTACAGGAACAATAGAACCATCATTAAATGTAACTTGGTTTGTACCTGCGTTAGCTATTGTAATAACATCTGAGCCACTAAATGTAATACTAGTGTTTGTGTCTGAATCACCTGATATACTGTCAAGTTGTATATTACCTGCGTTAGTAAAGTTAGAATCACTAAGATCAAATGTACCAGTAACATCTAAGTTACCACCTACAGAAAGATTACCAGAAACATCTACTGCACCATTTATATCTACTGTAGTAGCAGCTATCTGTATTTCTGTGTCAGCTACAAGATCAAGCTGTCCATCTGCTGAAGAGTTAATGTATATTGCTGTATCACGGAACTGTATTTTTTCTGTAGAAGCTATAAGTATGTCATCAGAAAACTCAAAGTAATCTTCGTCTTCCATCCATTTAAATACACCATCATTTGACTCACCATCAAATGTTACTGTTATGTCTGTACCTGATGTAGCATCACCGATAGTAATAGAAGTACCTAATAACTTAGTTATTGGGCCACCTTCAGCAGTTGTACCATCGTGTGTGTGTCCTGTAGATGCAGCAAATGCAGCTAACAACTGATCAAATTCGTTGTTAGTATCTGCTGCTGTAATTACATCTCCGTCAGTATAAGAGGACTGTCTTGTATATGTAGCACCCATTTATCTTCTAGCTCCTATTTGATATTCTAATTGAAATCCTTTAAGAGAATAAGGAGCAGTTAAACCCCCATCGTTTACTCTTAAAGCTATTGTAAACCCTGATCCTTCTACTGATTGTCTTACAGAAGGTTGTGTTGTACCACCGTAGGTACTTGTTGATCCATATGTAGCAACTCCGTATTGAGCAGCTACTTTTGTAGAATCTAAAGGATATGCAGCAGGTCTAGCAGAAGTTGCTGATTCCTGATCATACCTTAAAAATAAATCTGCGTCAATAGCAGACTCAGGTTTATAGTTAATTATTACTCTTTGCATATGTTTTCTAATACCCAAGTCATTAAAACCTAAATCAGGACTTCTATATTTACCAAATATAACCGTACCATCAAAATCGTTTCCTGTTTCTTGTCTATTTATATACCCAGTATAATCTCCATGTAATACTAACACATCACCTGCGTCTATTGTAGTATCTGTACTAGAAGGTTTTATGCCTCTAATTTCAGAAAACTCATAACCTTCGCTTTTTCTTACACATATAACACCTTTAGTTAGTGATGGTGCTTGACCCTCTTTAGCAAAAAATAATCTGTATTGAGTTTTTTCTGGTATAACAATACTTTCAAAAACTGTAGCATCATCTATCTGTTCGTCAAATAAAGGCTGTACATTTTTACTTATTGTACCAAGCTCAACGTCACCAATTTTAGCTGTACCTGCAACAGTTCTTAAACCATCTGGGCCAAGAAAAATTAAGTCACCTGCAAGTTCTTGTATAGTATTACCATTAATACAACCAATGTTACGAGTAACAGGAGACATTGCAAAGTTTGAAGAAGACGTGCCTGATAAACTAAATATTCTATTTTCACAAAAGATAAAAAGATTTTCACGAAAAGTTTTAATACCTACAATAATGTCATCTACTTTAATGCTACCTGCACCCTGACCACTCTGAAAGTCATCTTCATTAAAGGGTGAGCTAAATACTAATTCTTCTGGCGTACTAGACATACCTGCGTAAAACATATGCCCCTTAAAAGCAGTAACAAATTTTGCACCAGCTACAGAACTTTCGCTTACATCAGTTGCTGCTAAAGAAGTGTTAAATACTGTAGGAGCATTAACCTGATCTACTACAATAATTTTACTGTTGCCATCAAAGTTAAATTTTTCAAAAGTATACTTTGCTGCGTTGGTTCTACCTGTATCTCGTTGTGTCCAACTTTCTGAGACTACATCTTTTACTGCATGCGCTGCTGCTGTAGTAGAAGAGGTAGCACGAGTTACACCTGTAAATGTAGAAGAAGTTACACCTGTGTAAGTAAATATTTCACTATTAATTTGCAAAGTACCACTTGCAGTAAATCCTGTAGTACTAAAAACATTAATTGTTCCAGAGCCTGTCATAGAAGTATTTGCAGCTATAGCAATAGTCATAGTTGTAGATGCAGAACTCCATATTTTTTCACCTCTAGCTGCTAGTACATTATCAGAAAAGACAGTACACATTAATACTGCTTCTGAGCTTGTCGTAGTTTGAGGAACAATATGATTTATATATTTATTAAAACCATTTATACGTCTATATCCACCACCAATATCTGGTTCAAAGTTTTGTAACTCAAGAGCTTCTCCGGGTTGCATTAAAAAAGTAGATTTGTTTAATACCAAACCCCCCTCGCAGTTAAAAGCTACTGGACTTATTTGTGAAGTTTCAGGCATTAAATAATCCTAGTTGATGTTCGTGACCCTATATAATTTGAAGACTGCGGTATATAAGTTGATCGTAAATAGTCATATCTATTTATTAACAAAGTCTGCATGTGTTTTATGCCAGCTTCAAAACGTGTAAATGTTACACCATACTGTTGCATTTCACCACGATACTGATACACAAATGCTGTAGCCCCATCTACTATAACTGCAGCAAACCTGTCAGGTATAGTAGTAGTATCACCATGTGCAGCTAAGTCTGCTGGAAAAGTAAAGTAGTCAAATTTTAGTGAGTAAGATTTTGTAGGAAAAGGATATAGTATGTAGTTATTGTCAAGAGTTCTTGTTACGTATTTAGGTATTCCACCATTGTCAAACTGTGCAACTTGCACACCACTTGCGTGTGCTGCTGCAGTAGTTCCACCAGTAGCTCTAGTGACACCAGTAAGAGTCGTTGAAGAACCTACTGCTGTATACGTCATAACTTCATTACCTACAAAAACAGTACCTGAACTATCAAATCCTGTTGTACTCGCTACTGTTAACGTAGTAACAGAGTCAGTGTGAGACTGACTTAGTGTTGTAGTTTGTATTTCATCTTCTTGTTCTACATAGCTTCTTAGATAGTCATTGTAGTTTAGTGGGCTTAGACTTATAGATCCATTACCTAAGTCTGAGTCTTTTACTAATCTAAATGTATTATAGTCTACTACTTTAGTAGATGTAGGAACAGTATACTTTACTGTACCTGCTGTAAGTGTCTGTGTAGCAGTAGCATGATTAAACGGATAGTTATATTCTCTTTGATTAATATACCGAATAGCTTCATTGACAGCGTTCTGACACTGTACTTGTATTCCTCTAGCTGATGTAAAATTAGCTGATGTTAACTCAACTTCATTTAATCTAGCTATAACTTTATTTGTTAACGTAAGGTATGTTTCAGCCATTGTATTCCTTAATATTTAAATTAATAAACTTTTTTCATTGCTACAATAATGTCGTAGGTATCCCCAGAACTATGTCCTGTAGTAGTCAATAGTACATCACCATTAACGCCACTACCTGCATTGTTTACAAGACCACCAAAATCACGGTAATCAGAATAGCCTTCTGAGTCAATTTTAATTTTTCTTGCAGATACATTAGTGCTTGCATTCCAAAATAACTCAGCAGACATACCTACAGTATTCCACCATAATTGTTCTATAATAACACTGCCTACTGCGTTACCATGTGCATCTGTGCTTAACGCACTTGCATCTACTTTTGCAACTGCTGATTCTCCTGAACCGTCACTTACATTTCTAAATCTCATTACAAGGTTGTGAGGGCCATCAACTAGCGTTTCACTTGTAACTGCATCTGCCATTTTATCTCTCCTATATCATAATAAGTGGGGCAAGTTTACCCTGCCCCACTAAATAGTATTATGCTAGTTGATCACGATCAACTTCGTCAGCATCGTAACTTCCGGGATTGTCTATGTTCATAAGAACCATCCAAACACGAATCTTACCACCTGTCGGTGCAGTAGTTGCAGCTTGAAGTTCAAGATCCATTGTTGTTGCCGTAGAACCAGTAAGGTTCGGGAACACTCCGGGAATCATAGTAGCATATGAACCAACCGCCATAGCGTCTGTGTCCATTGCTGCAACGAACTCATCAACATCAGCAGCAATACCACCTGTAGAGGCAGTAGTAATACCTAAGTTGAATGTTGTGTCGTTTGATTCTCCAGTTAATAGAGCCTCAACTTCATACCCTGCTGCCATAATAAGTGTATCTGTTGGTATTGTGAATACTTGCAAAATATCGTTTGCAGCAAGAGCCGCAGCGTTATTTGTATTTTCTACCGCAATATCAATAGTATTACTTACTAAGTATGGTGCAGGAGCAGAAGGTCTGTGAACTGCTTGTAAACTTGATGAATAAGTAGCCATTAGTCAGTCCTCCTTATATGCCAGAAACATAAAACGCACGAGACAATGCCTCTGGGCGTAATATTTTTCTACCGTACATATGCATGCCTCTAACAATATCAGCAAAACTATCAGGATCTCTGTAGGTTTCTGTTTTATTGATTGAGTCTGCTGTTGCAACTGCTGATGAGTGACCACCAACGATTACACCATAGTGTGTGCTACCTGTTGCTGTTGCACCAGTTGCACCATTACCGACTGCTGGTAGGTTGTTTGACATATAAACTTTAAAACCGTGAACGTTGTTCAAGATTAATCCATTTTGTAAGCCAGCTCCACCGAAGTCAGAGTTTAGAAGACGTGAATCTTCGTCTTGAAGTAGCTCTGCAAACACAGGGTCTACGACCAACCATCTACCTGATGTATCAACGTTTTGTTGGTCAAGTTTTCTTGACATACGAGCGATGATAGATAGAGGTGATGCTTTAGCAGTAGTTGTGTTTAAGCTATCTCCACCTGCACGAGGAACAGCAACGATTGAGTTGCCTGCTGTACCGCCATTAAAGTCGGCAGCATCCACTAACATAGATGCTAGTAGCTCGTTTGTAGCAGCAGTAGATACAGCAACTGAACCATTTACGGTTGCGTTAACTGTGTCGGCTGTGCCATGCAGTACAGATTGTTTGAAACCTGACAAGTAACCAAGAACGTCTTGGTCAAATTGGTCAGCCAAACGGTAAGCAGCACGATCACTTGCAAGGTCTTGAAAGTTGACGTGTGAATGTGCTTCCTCAATGTCATCAACTTTAAATGCAAAGTAATTTGCTTTGTCAATGGTCAATGAGAAATCTTCGTCATCAAGATCTTGTGGTTGAATAGTTGTGCCACGTGCGTATGCTTTCACAGTGATCTCCGGTTCTTTGATAATTTTAACCGAATCTCCCATGTTAGCTATCTCTCCGAAATAGTCGGAGTTTGTTACAGCTCCT